CAGATCGCGCAGCCGGGCCGCACTGTCGGTCGCCTGGACCGTCACGGGCGGCGCGACCTCGGGCGGCGGCTCGTGCGGCTGGTCCTCTGGGGTGTCGTAGTCCCTGCTGCGTGCCATCGCTGCCTCCTCACTTCGGGTCGTCTGGATAACGCTCCCGGTGCGCCCTTATGCTCGTCGCCGCCGAGACGCCGGAGATGTCTCGCGGATCATCGACCGCCATTTCCCGGCAAAGGGTAGCATAAAACTGCTCTCCGACGAGTTTGGCGATCTGTCGGCGCATCTCCGGAGTCAGGTTGGAGTAGCTCTCGACTAGCGGCAACCTCGCGGCCAACGGCTCGCGCCCCTCGATGGCAAAGCTCCACCCAACAAGAGGCGGCTTATCTCCTGGCTGGCATTGCGGTGCGGTATCGGTTTCCATGACGATCCTCTGCCCACGGTTGTTGCGTATCCTCCTCCTCGTCGCCTCTGGCAAGCGCTTTGCGCTGGAGGCCGAGGAAGGATTCGAGGCCCTCCATCAGGAGGCGGTACGGCCCTTCTTCAGCAAACTCCTGGAGCCGGCCTCGCACCAGGGCTCGACCATAACCTCCTGCGCACGCGCGACATACCCATCGGGCGCGGGGGGACGCCGCGACAGCGGGCAAGCCTCGGGAGATTCGGCCAAGCAAATCTTGCAGATGAACCTGCCCAGCCGCTTCGGTGCCACCAAGGCGTAGATCAGCTGGGATATTCCGGATCGCTGCCAGAAGCCCGACATTGGTGTACTTATCCTCGTGGTGCGGCGGCACGACCCAGGTCGGCGGCTGGTTGCGGCTGACGAGGCGGTCTGGGACAGGTGCTTTCAGCATCGCCTGCCAGGAACGCGGCCGGTCACGCATCAGGTTCTCGCGCGGCGTCTCCGCGAGCAAGATCGCCTCACTATATATAGGCTCCACCAATTCCCCCGGATTGCCCTCGCGCACCCAGTCGTGCAGCAGCAGCAATCGGCCGTCGTGATATTGGCAGAGGATGGCCGTCGTCATGCTCCCGGTCGCGTTGGCGACGAGGAACAGCGGTCGGGTCGGGTCGTGCTCCAGGTCTGGCACGATGTGGTCGGCACCGAAGCCGTCGAGGACCGGAAGGCCGGGGCGCATCTGGAGCGCGTAGGCCAGCGCGTTGGGCGCGTCTATCTTGCCCGTCGGGTAGTTGAGAAGCTGTTCGGTGAGAACTGGTAGGGGTTGGGCAAACTCGCACTCGCGCGCCGCGAAGAACGGCTGGAGGCCCCGGATGAAGTCGAGCTTGCCTCGAGGAGCGCGGACGCCTCTAACGGGCAGGTAAGTCCCCCTTCTAACCATTTCGTGCCGCAGCGGCTGCAATAGAAATTGTTCAAGGCCGTCAAGCTCCACGCCAACCCACACCGGATCGAACCGCTCTCCGATGTCGAAGGCAAGCGCAACGATTTCGTCGGGGAGAAGGAAGCTCGCATCGGATGCCCAAACCACCAGTCGGTTGCTGATCCATGACCATACCGCCCATCCGGTGGTGGCGCTGGTGCTACCCACCGTTCTAGCCGGGTCGATCATCGCGTAGCACGCCTGCCAGGTCCGCTCTCGCGGCGGGATCATCGGCGGCTGCCGGATCATCTCGCGGGTGAAGATCCGGTCAGATTCCGAGAAGGCGCGGCAGAGCATCTCGCGCTCCCAGACCGCGAGTTCGCCGACCCGCTCGTAGCCCTGGCGCTCCCGGTCGATCTTGTGCAGCGGCCACACCTCGGGCCACGACGCCTTGCGCTTGCCCTGCTCGTCCAGATACTCGATCGGATAGGTCTTGGTCGGCCAGCCCCACTCCTTCTCCAGCTTCACCGGCAGCGATTCCGCGTCCATCGGGGTCGCGCGGATGCGGACCTTACGGTTCGGCGCGCAGGCCGGGAGCAGCTCTGAGAGGAACCAGCGCAAGGTCTTGCGGCGCTGGTCGGGGGTCTGGACCGAATCCGGGCTCTCGACGTCATCGACGAAGATAAAGTCGGGGCGGCGGTCGAGGTGCTTGATGCCGCGGATGTCCTGGTCGCGGCCGATCGCCTGGATGCACACCCCGGTCGTCGTCACCAGCTTGGTCTGCGTCCAGACGTCTCCTTTGAGGTCGCCAAAGGCCGCCTGAATCCACGGGTTGTTCATCAACTCGTAAGCCACCGCCGCCAGCCGCTCGGCCGCCCGCGTCTCGTTCGAGGAGATGATTACGATATTGCGGTGCGCCATCAGGCACGCCGCCAGCACGATATCCTCCTCGCCGATGGTCGATTTAGCGCTGCCCCGGAAGGCCAGGATTATCGCGTACTGATCCTCGGACCAGAAATCCGCGACCATCGCCTCGTGGAACTCGGCCGGCGGCGTCGGCACGCCGTCATACTGGTGCCGGTGGGCAAAGACTATTTGGTGACTAACCCACTTGTCGGTGGACAGTATTTTGATAACCTCAGACCTCGCGGCTAGAGCCGCTATGGCGTCAGCGTCTGCCACGATACGGTCCCCACCCCCGCGCAGCTCGGCGCGCCGCCCGGTCCTCTCCCCTCGCCGCATTTCGCCGGGCGTCGTTTATCTTATTGCAGATCGAGCACCGGCGCCTGCCGTCTCTGATGTGATCGTGGTCGTGACCGCGACGGCAGATTTTCAATGCCGTTCGGCGCTCGCCCCTGAGGACGTTGATGCTTGGCGTTACCGGTTCCAGGTGGGCCGGGTTGCAGCATCGCCGATTTCGGCAGAGATGATCCAGTTGCAGTCCCTCTGGGATTTCGCCGACGAACATTCTGTAGGCGAATCTGTGCGATGATATTGATGAGCCGTCCGCAAAAAACGCTCCGTATCCCCCACCGCTGGTTGAGCCGAGCCAACTCCAACATCCAGTCGCCGGGTGAGGCAGTATCCTCCCAAAGAACCGCTCCGCAGTTGTCTGTTTCCATCTGGATTTGGTGGCGGCCATTTATCCCCCAGTGTAGCGGTGTGCGCCGTCCATTTGTCCTCGGCGAGGATTTGCAGGATCTGCGCCCGGGCGGCGAGGGCGGCTACCGCATCGGTCTCGACGCTCATTGCCGCTCCAGATCGTGCAGCGCGCGCACCAGCTCGGCGGCGCACTCGGCCGCCTGCTCGCGGTAGCTCTGGTTGCGGCGCCACAGCATCCAGCGGCCGGAGGTCGAGGCGCCGAGGGCGGTGTTGTTCAGGTCGGCGGCGATGAGCCGGGCCGCCGCCATCAGCGCGCACCACTGGCGCAAGGTCAGCGTCTTGCTGACGCGGGTGTCGGGGCCGACCGGGAAGGCCCGGGGGCGCTCCGCCTCGACAATGAGACTGGCGGTCTGCATCAGGCGTGCCTGCCAGTGCCGTCTGTCTGGATATGCCAGTCCCGAGCGCGGTTTTTTGCCATCTTCCGGTCGATCTCGGCGTGCAGGTCGCAGCCGGTCAGCGACGCCCAGAAATATAGCAGGATCACGATGTCGGCGGCCTCCTCGGCGGCCTCCGCATCCGATGGCGCGTCGAGGAACTCCCAAAATTCTTCCCGCAGATGGTTGGCGACGCCATCTGGGCGTGCGACGGGGAATTGCTCGGCCTGCCACTGGTTGATGGTGGCCTGCGTCTCGCTCACGGGCCCCCCTTATATAGTACGCGCGCGCGAGGGGGCGGTCACAGCCAGCTGTCTGGCAATTCGATTCGCTCGCCGGGATAGATCATCGTCTTCTCGTCGGTCCAGCCCCTGCCCGGGTTGGCCGCCGCCAGATCGCGCCAGCGGGCGCCGTCACCCACCCCGTCCTCAGCGATCTGCCACAGCGTGTCGCCCTTCTCGACGATCACATGGTCCTGTCCGGTAACTTCCTTGAACCAGACGCGCAGGCTATCAAGCATTTCTCTTCTCCTCCGGCGCGGCGGGCTCGGTCACGGTCTCGGCCGTCCCGGCTCCCGCGTCCACATTGGTCGTCGTCACCTGGGCCGGCATGCTGGCCGCCAGGGCCGTCGATTGGGCCTGGATCGTCTCGGTCTGCGCGGCGGCGGTCTTAGCGAGCGTCTCGGTCTGCGCCGCC